TATATAGACAGGTCTGTATCGTTTGACAAAACTCGTTTGTGTTCGATGATCGCACAATCTTGGGCATCAACGAGGGGGTGCTATATGTGACGAATCACATTTAATTAACATGTGAACAGTTATTCAAATGTTCATTCATTGCAGCAACCATGCACAGATCGGCGTGCTAGGGGCGTGAGAGGGCACTCCGCAGCAGCAGGACAGCAGCTACAGAGGGTGTGTCATGGTGAGATGGGGCGACGCTATAGAGAGGGCCAGAACGTGGCGCTGAGGGGCTGTATTCGCGTCAGAGGGGCATTTGTGAGGGTGTGATGGTGTGAGGGATGGGCAAGCGTGCGACGGAGGGGATGCTGGACGAGGTAGGCTATTCGCCCACGATCAGGACAGCATGGAAGGGCATACAGTGGTTTGTGTAAGATGGTGCAGCCGTACACGGATTTACACAGGCTCAGGAAGGGGCCTAGGAGGGCCGTAGAGGTGCCGTTTTCTAGGATGGCTGTCACCCACGTTGATACTTTACGGCGGGAAGGGTGGGCGTTTTCCGCATCGGCTGGCCCCATTAAGCAACGCAACCGCCTAAGTAGATATTCTTGACCCGACCCTCCCCCTTCGCCCCAAACAAGCCCCACCCTCCAAAAATTTTTATATCGAAAAATGCAAAAAGGGAGGCATGCATTTCCAAACGGAAATAGCTCCTCCCACAAATTGACAGCAACCTGCCCACAAATTATAAATTGCTTTTAAATCAACATACTTGCATGTAATATTTAATGTTACATATTAAATAACATCTGCCCACCGATCCATGATGTTTGCTACAGATTTTGCCCACCACTTACCACCACGTTGAGTTTTGAAATTGTGCATGTTCAGATAGTCGGCAATCGCATTCACACTGTAACCGTTCTGACGAAGCATCACGATTGTAGGCTTCATGAATTCAGCGAAGCTGTCTGCCTCTTGCACAATGGATTCTTTGCACAGAGCTAGGGAGCGCTCCTTGTGAGCACGCACAGCCGGAATCTTCATACCCATGGGGATTCCACGTTGACGCTTCACAGAGCAAGCGCCTTTGCTGCGGTCTGCTGCCTTGCGCCGCTCCTCTTCTGCCACAGAGGCACGAATCTGAAGGAGCATTGGCCCACAGTCTATGCCAGTTTCGGCAGTGATAAATTTGATGTCTTGTCGCAGCAATTCACAAATAAATCCAGTTTCACGAGACAGACGATCCAGACGACTTGTCAGGATATAGCAATCACCATCTTTCCTATTTGATAGTCGCTGAGCTTTATCGACAGCTTGCTTCAGCACAGGACGACGATCGAGGTAATATTTACCAGAAATCACTTCCTGATATTCACCGACAATCGTTAGTCCATTGACAGCGCAGAAGCGTTTCATCTCTTCCATCTGGTGAGCAATGCCTAGCCCACTCTTGCCCTGCTCCCGACCACTGACCCTCCCGTAAAGGATGACGTTCTTCATGTTGCTCTCCTAATGGTTTGTTCGATGCACACCATCTTACACAAATCAGACCGCTTCTGCAACACCTTCTTCAAAGTTTTTCAACATCATCTCCCGGTTGCTTTGAAGAATCAGAATGTCATTGTCTGTCAAATCATAAGGCTCAAGGTTGAAGATCGAAAGACCTTTGTACTCCTCACCGATATGTGGCAGTACAAGTTCCTCAAGAAAGTTAGTGTCCATTTCCCTAAGACGATTGATGCGATTCTTAATAGAATGTGCACTGACTTCAAGGTCTTTAGCTAGTTCCTCAACATCTTTAAAATTCTCATCGTCCTTGAAGTGATGCCACCAAACGTAGTGGAAGTCAAACGACATTTTCTTATTCAAGCCACGAGTCGTAAGTTCTTTAACTTGGTCGCGCCTTCCACCGAGGCCGTGCACAAGACAATGACACTTACTGCATAAAGGAACTGTCTTAGTCCCTCCGAAGCTTTCTGGAATTACGTGATGTTGTTCTGTTGCAGGTGCTTCACATTCAAAGCATTTGTATTTGTCAATAACAATCATATTTCTCCTTTAGTAGTAAAAGCCCGCCAACATCCCTGTCAGCGAGCCTGTGTCAACCTTGCCCGTACCCTGTGCAAGCCCCATTGAAGAATCCTCGTTGATACTCTTCAAGAAGTTCTTCCTTCAGCTTTTCAATCTCAGCCTCCAACCTCTTCACAATTTCAACATGATCTCCATGTGACACGAACCTTCCTTTAGGATGTTCTTCAAGACCCATGTAACCTACGTTGTATCGCTTAATCATTTCCACCTCTCTTCTTCCTTGGCAGCTTCCCAACCATCTTCATATCCTTCTGAGTAGTAGTTTCTCGAATCCAACACTTCGGCCTCAAGCTTCTCAATCCTCCCCAGCAGCCACTGCACATGTTCGTCATAGTCGTCATACCGGACATGCCTGCCGTAAGAAAGAGGAAGCTCGCCGTGTTCATTCACCTCGTAGCGTGTAATGTCTTTGTCGTTAGTCATAGCTTAAAACTCCACAAATAATAACGTTCTCAGGCTTGCCATCATGTCCTTGCGCAGCGTGCTCTTTAATACCCCGCAAGAATGCTGCCCCGTAAAAATTACCATTCGCTGAAGTTGCAAAGTTACCCTCGTAATGCTTGTCATTCACAGAGATTTTGTAGTAAATGACATATTCGCTTTGTTCATCCATGTCACCCTCCCACAAACGTAATCGTAAACGGTGCAAAGTGAAAAGCTGCCCAAAAGATTAACCCAGCAAAGATTGCAGGCACAAAAGCTTCTGCACCCGTGCCACCGAACATTTTGCTACCAAAGAAAATTGTACCTGCGATAGCGACTAGCCACAACCCAATCAACACAAGAACAACAAAACCAATAATAGCCATTATTTATTCTCCATAATCTTCTTAACATCTTCCCAAGCAATAGGCGTGTAATCAATCCTCTCTACACTTGCACAGAAGTATCGTTCATCTTCCTCGTTGTAGTCAAACGTATGTCCACCATCATCTTCCCAAGTGCATGCCCGCATCACACACTCATTGTGCATATGCCCGTGAACATTCCCCTTAAACCTGTAAAGCTGATTCTCATGTACAGGAATGTGGCTCAGAATATAATCATCAAACTGCTTACAACCGAGAATGTCCTTGAAATACGGTGTGTACTCTTCAAGGCGGAATACATCGTGATTACCTTTGACAAGAATCTTAGTACCATTGAGACGACCGCAGATAGGCAAAGCTCGACGGTTGATAACCACATCTCCAAGATGAATCACTTTGTCTTTTGGGCGTACAACTTTGTTCCAATTCTCTACAAGGGCTTCGTCCATCTCTTCGATGTTATCCCAAGGGCGCATCTTCTCACCTGAGTGTGTGAGGAACTTCACTGAACCTTGATGACTAAAGTGGGTGTCGCTGATAATAAATGTGTTGCTCATCAAACCCTCTTAAAAGTTTTTGTGTACTCTCGGAACAGTCGTGCACATTTGATGTGGTGGGCGATCTCTTTCTTAAGAGCCTTCTGGATATTACGTAGCTTAGGCAGACGTTGTTCACTACACAAGATTGAGAAGTAAAGTTGGTCTCTTTCCCAAGGAGGTACACCACCAGAAGCTAGTGCACGCCTGTTGTATTGAATACTCAGTTCATGGCCTGAAATCTCATTACTCGTCCTATCAATCAAACTTTGCAAAACAGAAATTTCCATGTTACCACCTTAACAATAAATCTCAATAAGCATCTGCCCAATTATATACCCCATGAGCAGCCCGATAACATAAATATTCACACATCCCCCATATCATCAATAATACCAAGATCGACAAGCAGCATAACAGCCAGAAGCATTGCCCCGTAGTAGACGTCTGTGATGAATTCTTTAAGCAGGTTCATTTTGAATCTCCTTTAGTTGTAGCACCAATACACTGAAGTTGATCGCTGTACTCAATCCTCTCCACCCTACCTCCCCTATCATTGCAATCTTTCACGTACTCCGCATTAATGCTATCGTCGAAGGGCTGATTGCATGCTGTTAGCAGTGCACATGCGCAAATTAATGGTGCCACCTTCATTTTGTAAGCTCCTTAAAACGACGCATGAAATAAATATAACTCATGTGGCTATCCCATGCAATGATTTTGTTTGGATAGGGCTGGTAGCCCTCATAACAAACTTCAGTTACGCATGGCTGCATGTCCCTACGCTCTGCCAAGAAAACACGAATGTCAGCTTCCTTGATACTCGGATGGAATGGAAACTTCATTCCAAAACGCTTGCACATGTCAGCTTCTGCTCGTTTCTCAAGCTCCACATAGCCCGGAAGCATGCGTTTAAGAGGGCTTGGGATGTCTGCCATAAATGCTTCGATGCCATCGTGCAGAAGGCCCTCTAAGGCAAATTCTTGTGGCACCATCTTGCTCACCAAGACACAGTGTTGTGCGACAGTGTAAACACGCTGCGTTTGCCCTGAGAAACGTGCTGTGTGGGACAAGCCACGAGCAATATCTGTGATGTCGTAACGGCTACGCTCAGGTGCTTCGTAATCGAAATGCCCTCCGTTGAGAAGGCTGATGGATGTGGAGTTCACAGACATTCCTTGGTTAAATGTTGATTCACTTCAAACAGGATATCAGACCACTCCATACCCTCATCTTTCCTGTAGTTAAGCATTCCTACCACAACACATGGACTAGTGAGGCAATACCCAGTAGAAATCCACACTTCACACGGCTCACCATCCATATCGGTTTCAGGCCAATCTGAGATGAGCCTCTTAAGCTCTGCAACAGTGATTCCATTTTTGTTGAAAATATTGTCCATACTTCCTCCTTATTTGTTACCTTCTGTAGTGATAGTGTCACTCATCTTCTTAGAGCAGTTTTTGCCACAAGACTGACTCCAGTTTGTTTCTGTAGTTACCGTGCTACCGCAGCGTGTAAAGTAGTGTTCACGATCTGTCTCAAATGCGTACACTTTGCAACCGTCAGCTTCGCGGATTACGTGAGGTGTTGCACGATGTTTAGCGGCTTCTGCCTTTTCTGCCTGATCTTTCTTATACCACTCACTGTCATTGCAAGAGACAATCCCTAGGATGACAAGAGCTAGCAGGCACAACATTGCCAAGTTTTCACAATCGAGCAATATGAACACTACCAATAGTGTTGCTGCTACACCGATAATCAAAAATAACATACTTCCCCCCCTTAAATTTGTTGACGAATCTATGGTAGCCCATATTTCGTAAGAATGCAAGCGCTTTTTACAAATAAAAATGCCCCAGCCGAAGCTGGGGCGTCCATTATTCTACAAAATCAGTAATCATGTCTTGTCTAGTGGTACTTTCAACAACCTTTACACGCTTCGTACGAGGTTTCTTAGCAGGTTGGTTGGCCTGCTCAATTTTACACTTGGCGTACTCGTTACGAGCATGCGCACGCTGCATCCACTCATCAGCATCCAGCCAGATATCTACACCCTTAATCACATCATCAATTTCTGACGGTGTGAGGAAGCCTTCGTATGTTTCCCGCAGAGAACGTTCAAACCACTTTGTAGTGAATGTTGTTTCACTCTTGTAGTCCGAAAACTTACCACCAGAGCCAGTGGACCCATTATGAATAAGGCTGCTGAAGTTTTCGGACAGGGTAAAGTGGTCGGCCTCCAAAAGAATCATCGTACCTGCGCTGTGCACACCACCAGATGCCCGTACAACGATTGGTGCTTCACATTCACGCATAGCTTGAATGAACGTGTCCGTAGCATCAAGAGAGCCGCCACACGTCTGCAAGTGGATAACAATCGTATCGTTCTCAGTAGCCATACGCATCACTTCAATGGCACCGATAAATTGTGTGGGGCATTCGATAGCACCGAACAAGTAGATATTGTACGTGCCAGAGCGATGAGGCTCAAAGCTGATGGGGAATTGGCTGGTGTCGTCGTTGTAGCGAACCATTTGTTTCTTGTCCATGTGTTGCTCCTTAATTATAGTAGTACATCTTGACGAAGGCTCGGCACAGGCCAGAGCGAACGACATCTTCGGGTGTAAAAGTGACGATACCGATGTTTTGTGACATGCATTGCAAATCGTCGTCGCTCAGGTAGTCAGGCATGTCGCCCACAACATCGTCAATCATTGTGATTGTCTCCATCAGACCACTCTTGCCCTTCAAATCGTTCTGCTTCTGATCGCCTGTCAGCACAAGCTGGCAACCATCTCCGATACGAGTAAGAATAGCTTCAAGTTCTTCCTTTGTAAGATTCTGTGCCTCCTCTACGATGACAAGGGCGTTCTCAATGCTCATGCCACGAATGTGCTCAACGCTCAGCATCTCCACTTTCTTGCTCGTCAGGCAGTAACCGAGGAAGCCTTTGCCCATAAACTTACCAAGATGCTCAAGCGTCTGTTTGAAGAACGGCAGCAGCTTTTCTTCCAAAGTGCCCGGCAGCGCACCGTTGCTTTTGCCTGTAGAAACGTTAGCACGAACAAGAAAAATCTTATCAATCTTTTTGGATCGTAGAAGCTCGGAGCCGTGATAGGCAGCAAGGAACGATTTGCCTGTACCAGCAGAGCCAATAGCAAATACCACTTGACGACCTTCTTGCAGATATTGAAGTAGGCTTTTCTGCCGAGGATTAGCAGGTTTGACAGCGAGTTGTTTTTGTTGTACAGGGACAACAACCTCTCCAGCAACAACCTCAACTACAGGCTTTTCACCTGTCTTTTGCTTTCGTGTAAGACGCTTAGCATTGTTGGACATTAATTATCCTCTTGTAAAAATGTTAATAGGAATGCCCAACAGCGATGTTAGACACTCCAATTTACCATTTGCAACCTAATCTGTCAAATCGGCCAAATAAGGTCTTTGGAGTTCTTCTCCCACTTACCAAAGTCGTCAGCAATCACCAAATCAATAGAACCATCATCACAGCGCGTGTTGAAGCGGTGGATGTGGTAGAACGTAGGAGGAAACCCACTGCCCTCTTCTTGAATGACTACAGAGCCTTGCACAAGCTTCTTAATATTCACCTCTTTGTTGGAAAATTTAACCTTGATCTTCACTGTTATCACCCTTGTTAATCTTCTTAGCAGCACGGGCCTTAGCCATGATTTCTTGACGTTTCTCTTTAGTCATCACGTCACGTCCGCTCTCAGCAGATTCAAGTTGCTGCTTGGCTTTAGCAATAGTGTTGGCATTACGAATAAGATGCACTTCGTACATGATGAAGCTGAAGAACGGAGGGCGCTCAGGGTCGATGTCCCAGCCGTACCCTTTGTGTTTAAATGCTTCTAGCATACTTTCAAAATAGCTTGGGGTGACGATAGTTTTGTACTCGGTAGTACCTTCTTTGACTTCGGTTTCGATAATGTCGCTCATTGTTTCTCCTTAAGATTGTTGTTTAGATTTGTTACGGGTACGCCCTACATGGAGCGCAATTTTCTTACTTTTTGCTTCCTTATCAGTTAGGAAGATTTCTGCAAAGCGTAGGTCTTCAAAGTCTGCAAAGTTTCGCTCTTGCTGCTCCACTTCGTACAGGATGTGGTCAAGGTCGTTCATTTCTGAACCAACGCCATGACTGGCCCTTTGACATCCCACCAGTGGTCAGTGCAGCCCAACACTTGCTCGCGTACACACCAGACAGCCCGGTTGTAGGTGTCTGCGTAGTCTACGTTGATACAAGCCATCTTACCATTTTTGCGATAGTACACCTTTACATTTTTAAGCATAATTTCCTCCTTGAAAGTGGTTGTGAGTGAATTGTAGAGCCTACTGAGGATACTGTCAAGCATTGAAATGCCTAAAATTGACAAGATTTGGATGCCATGCTAAGATTTGCTTGTTAAGAATTTTAAGGAGGGTGTTCACATGAGTGAACTTGTGCCAACAAAAGAACAACCTGTGTTCAAGAAGACACATGAGCTTGCCAAGCTTGTTCGTGATCTTAAGAAGATTAGTAAGAAAGCTATCGAAGTGCTTGAGAGGGGTCTTGATAGTCAAGATGAGCGTGTACGCATGATTGCTGCTGAAAAGCTGCTGAAGTTCTACACGGATTCGGCTAAGGATGTCAATGAAGACGAGTTGAAACGTCTTCTGCTAGAGGTGAAGCTGCGGGGTATGGTAGGTGCTGGTAGTACAGCACAAGAGGATGACGACGCCCCGGCGTTGGATTTTGACAACATTTCTCCAGAATTTAGGGACAACACACCTGTGATCGATATGGGTACGATTAATAAGATTTGACAAGATTGCTTCAGTGTGCGATAATTCTTTTTGTTGAGGTTGAACGCACTGACAATACCACCCCATCAGGTGCATCAATTAGCCAAGACCCTCTCCTAGAAGCTTTTGCATGCTAGTGAAGGAACAGCTTATAGAGCATGCCTTTAGCTCTTTCAGAATTGGCACTCGGCTTCCATAAGAGGCCGTTTTCAAGACGCTTCCTCTACATGGTCGTTGCCCCTCCTCATCAGCTTTGTAGCAGTTGAGGCGTCCTGAAAATTAAAGTTAGAGCATTACTTGCTGGATTGGCTGAAAGATTAGGCACTTTACTTGTAATAAAGACAATGTGGGTTTGAGTCCTACATCCAGCAAATAGTGTTTTAACGTCTACGCACGAGTAAACCGCATCCGGTCTTCAAAGACGGATATTGCCGCGAAAGTGCACTTTACAGAAATGGGAAGACGTTCCCTGAAGCCTTCGGAGTTCTGCCCGCTGTTCTGCGCATCCTGTAAAGATGTTGCAGCTTCAAGGCAGACACGGAGCACCACACAATTAGTCCTAGCATATGGTATGCAGCAGGTCTCCAAAACCTCGCATGGACAAGGTTCGATTCCTTGAGGATTAGCCACACAACGCGGGCTTGGTATAGTGGCTGTGCCATAGCCTTCCAAGCTATTGAGGCGGGATCGTTCCCCGCAGCCCGCTCCAAGCTCTACTACCTTAGAGATTGTTAGCCTTACGGTTGACGAGGCTTCTGCAAGAGGCTAAGAGAGGGTGGAATTCCCTCCGCACGAACACAAGGAGAAGATATGAGTGATAACAATACTAAGACGTTCTACCATGATTGCGGCAAGGGGGACCGGCCCCGTGGCACAGGTTGGAAGAACTATTACGATAATTTCGATGCAATCTTCGGGAAGAAAGATGAAGATTTGAAGATTTCAGGGGGTGCGTTGGTGCACGGCATGGATGCTCCACCGACACTCCAAGTGGATAGTATGAGTGACCTTGGCGACAAAGATGTTGGGATTATCGTTACAGGAAACATTGAGTGTGACCCTAACGTTGTATGGAAGCTGGATGCTGAAGGGTATATTGTAAAAGAATCTGGTTGTAGCACTTTGTCGGACGGTCAAGAAGCCAACGTGGGCTGACCTATAATACACGTAATAATTTGCCTAGAGGGACTTTGCTCCGATTGGGCATAACCGCGAGAGCGGGCAAGAGGCTGAGGGCGTCAGCATGGACGCTAGAGAAGTGGGGCAAGGTAGCGTGGCGCCCACTCACCGAATTCGATAGCTGCACGGCAGGAATGCTGTGTGGCTTTTTGTTGTTTGTACTGTTCAGAAGTACTCATATTTGACAAGATTCTTATCCTCTGCTATAATGTAATTTTTGACGGAGGTAAGAATGGGTAAAAGACTTAGTATTGCCGGGGAAAAATACGGTAAGTTGACTGCTGTAGAGGAAGTAGGTAAAGACGATAGAGGTTCATACCTCTGGCGGTTTGTTTGCGATTGTGGCGGTGAGAAGATCATACGTCCGGCCATTGTTAAGAATGGTAACACAAGTAGTTGCGGCTGTGTTAAAAAAGATGTCCTAGTTAAGCGAAATACAACTCACAATATGAGTAAGCATCCTGCTTATTCTAATTGGAAGGACATGTTTAAACGTTGTTACAATCCTAATAATAAGCGCTATAAAGATTACAACGAGAGGGGGATCGGTGTAGACCCTTATTTCAAGCATTTCCCAAATTTTCTAGAGGAAATTGGCGAGAAGCCGGACGGTATCGAAAAATGGTCGGTCGGAAGAATCGACAACAATAAGGGATATGAACCCGGCAACGTAAGGTGGGAGACTCTAGCAGAACAGGCTCGCAACCACACAATGCAGAAGAATAACACGAGTGGCATTGTTGGTGTAAAGCTACAAGTAACTGTGAATAAGCATGGTACTTACGAGAGTTGGGTTGCAACGTGGTCTGATGGCTTTGGTAATAATACGTCAAAGACATATAGTACTATCAAGTATGGCTTTGAAGAGGCAAAACAACTCGCTATCAAAGCCCGTGAAGATGGTCTTAGAAAGTTAAAAGAGCAAGGAATCGAATATGCTGATTCTCATGGCTCAGTAAAATAAGGAGTCAAATTGGCAAAACAAAAAATTAAGATTGGTCCTGATTCGGAGGTGCAACGCACCTTCTTGAACTGTCAATCTAATCTTATCATTTATGGTGGTAAACCTCCTGCCTCCATCAAAACAACTCTCTAATTCGGTGAAACTCTCTAGTAGACAATACCGAGCGAAGCCTATTTATAGGAACGTGTAACGATCATCGCAAACGCGAGTACACTCAAGCGAGTGGAAACGGGAGTCTCCTTTTAGGATGAAGATATGATCTGATCTATACGGCGACGTATAGCAGCCTTACGGCGAAGGGCGAAGTAGCGCGCGCTCTTGAACACACTGGGCGCAGGTTGCGGCAAATCCCACCAAGCACTTTTGAAGGTGCTTATGTATAAGGACGATCCAAACTTTAGGGGCGTTTTTATTCGCGAAACTAACACACAGCTTACACAGAGCGGGGGACTTTGGCAAGAAGCGCAGGCACTTTGGCGGCAATTCGGGGCCACGTTCAAGCAGGCACCAGGACTTTGTGCCACGTTCCCTAGCGGCGCGATGGTGCAGTTCAAAGTTATGGGTGCTGACAGAGACATCTCCAACTATGACGGCGGGCAGTATTCTCTCGTAATTTTCGACGAAGCGCAGAACCACACTGAAACACAAATTCGTTATCTAGAATCTCGTATACGGTCTCGTGCCAAAGGGCCGCACCAACTTGTACTTACATGCAATCCAAAATCTAACCATGAGTATCTTCTTAAGTTGGTTTGGCCTTATCTTGATCCAGACACAGGGTGTCCAAGAGACGAGATGTTTGCCAAAGAAAGGTACTACGGGGCATACAACGGGCAAATTGTTGTTGGTGCTACAAAGGAAGAGCTTGAGCAACAATATCCTGGCATTACAGCGCTCACCTACACCTTTGTCGCGGCCAACATTTATTCAAATCCGCGAATGCGTATTTTGAATCCGGCTTATATCTCTCGTCTTGAGAACCTAAAGAGGGTTGAGCGTGAAAGGCTCCTCTTGGGTTCGTGGACAGCTAAAGAAAGTTCGGCAGGTTATTTTAAGAGGGAATGGGTCGAAATGATCGACAAAGCCCCTAGAAATACGGTTGCTCGCGCTCGCGGAATGGACCTAGCAAGTACACTGGCTTCAGAAAGCAATCCAAATCCCGATTGGACAGCCACGGTGCGCGCCTCAAAAACAAAAGACGGATACTACGTTATTGAACATGTAGAGAGGTATAGAAAGCTGACAAACGGTGTTTTAGAAGAGATTGTTAAGTGCGACAGGAAAGATAAGGACGAAGGGTTTAACATCCCTGTTTATATTCCAAAAGATCCTGGCGCTTCAGGTGCCGCAGCAGCGCAATTTTTTACCCGATACCTCATCGAAAATGGTGTAGATGCTAGACAAGAACAAATGTCAGGGCACTCTGGTAAGTTAGCGAGAATGCAAGCATTTCTGTCATTGGCAGAAGCTGGTCTGGTAAAAGTTGTAAAAGCTGATTGGAATGATTTTTTCTTCAATGAATTAGAAGATTATGTGGATGGCAATAGAAACCAGAAGGACGATTGTTGGGATGCCTGCGGCTCGTGCATTCGCGCCCTGCTGAAAAATCAAACGATGCCCGCATTTTCTCTCCCAATCAACACCCAACCCTCACCAATCCCCTCTCTATAATAACACAATAAAACGGATAATGTGCATAAAGTTGACAAGAATGTTACCTCATGTTATTATCCGTTTCAGTAAATAAAAAGGAGCACAAATGGCAGCTAGAAAGCCAAAAGACAATTCGGCTGCTGCTTTGGCGGCTGACGACGGCATGCCCGTTCCAAGAATTTCACTCGGCGAAAGCGGTTTTGTAGGTTTGCGCACAATCTGG